ATCGTCAGCAATTAATGAACCATGAACTGGATAGCCCATGTCTTTAATAATTTGTTGAACAGAAAGCTTTTCACGATCATCAAGACCATACTTCGAGCTCAATTTTGCATAGGTATCTTCAATATTCTTACCATTAGATACTTTGGCGTTGACACATAGACGAGCAATAGCAAAGATAAAGGGATCAACTGTGTACATAAAGCGAGCAGACTTAGAGGCTGTTCTAATTTGCTTCGCAAGACTCACACGACTAGCAGCTATTGTTAGTTGATCTCGAGTCAACTCAATCATCTCACCAATCTCATCAAGAACCTGTAGTTGTTCTAAACTAAGATCAGCATAATCAGCGTCAGCCTGAACACCTGTTTCAATCTCATTTTCAAGATTATCATAATAAGCCACAGCTCTTTTTAAGCTATTAACACTGGTACTTTTGATTTGAGGAGCTCCTCGAGATGTTGCTGCACAATATCTAACAAACATATCAGCATCAGCCCAAGCGGAAGCCTCAATGAGCTTTACTTCTTCCTCTTCAACTACAAGCATCCCTGCGTCAACTTCTTCTTCATTGACTACGAGATTTTTTGTTGGTTCAAGATCTTCTTCGTGAACTTCAAAATCATTCATTGTAACCTCTTATTCTTCTTGTTGAAATTGACTCAAGAGATTATCAATCAGACTAGCTTCTTCGTGATAACCTTGATCATCAAGCATATCAGCATACTTGATAAAGGATTGAATTAAATCTGCTGCCAATGCGGGAAAGACTCCTCTATATTGCGCATAGAGATTCTTCCAAAAACTCAATTCTCCACCCCAGAAAACTCTTGCCTCATTGGTCTTCGCATCTTGTTCTCTATCTTCAGAGTGAATATTTTCTGCCTTATTAGCCATTTGTTTTACAAATTCATGACCTTTTTGTAATGCACTCAATAATATGGGAGAACTAAATGTTTCCATGAGTCCTTGGGAAACTCGAGAAAGGTAAATTAATCCATTTTGACCTATCTCTTGTGCATGTCCCGTCATGTAGAGAGTCAATCTATCTTTTGCTTCAAAAATTCCATCGCGTAGATCTTTCTCTGCGGCCTCACGGTCTTGTGCTTTTTTAAAGTTCATGTAAACCCCTTCATCTTGTCCCTAATAAATCATCTTTTCTTACAAGTCCACCGCTTCCTGTATGATGACCTAAGAGGGCACATTCAATATCTCTATGTGACCAACCAGTAATAACTAAACATTCAAGTCTATTTGACCTTTGTAAGGTCTGATTGAGAGAGCTCATTGGAAGTACCTCCCAAAATACCCACTCATTTGTGTATCTTTGATATAATAACCACATTTCATATGCAGTCTTCTTTTTTGGCCTTATAAAAAAACCAAGATCACGAGTACTCTCTGCAAGACTATAGCTAAATATATCAAATCCGTATCGCATTATTATCCATAATAACTGTAATATGAAAAATCGTGATACTGATAATATGACCTATCCAAGTTTATCGAACTAAACCCTTGAAATAGGCGAGGATAAATAGGAGACCCTCTAAATAATCCTGGGCCTTCTTGCTTCTTTACCTCTTCTTTTATCTCTTGTTTTTCTTGCTTAATATCTTCAACAGATCGTAATCGTAAATCGGGAACTTCTTGTATTATCTGTCCTGACTTACAAAAGTCACGGATTTTTTGGGGACTTGCCATTGTATGTACTGCTTTATAAAAATCAAGAACGTTATCTAACGCTTCTTGTTCTGCTAAAACCTCAAGCTCTAGGGCGGCGTCAAGCTTATCTGCTATCTTCATAAGCCCCAAATCATCAAGCTTGTCAGCAATCTGAAACAATTCTTCTCGCTCTTGCTCAAACCGATCCACCATTACATTAAGTTCAGAGAGAGAGTCGTCGGATTGGATCTCATCACTACAAATCAACTCATTGGCAATACTATCGATCTTGTCTGCCAACATATGAAGTCCCTTGGCATCAACAATATCTGCAATTTTAGTTAAAGACTCTCTCGACTTCATTTAAATTCCTCTTGGTGACTCAATTTGAGGTGCGCTTGGAGATTTAGCTTCTTCTTGCTGTGATGGCGACGTAGGGATCTGTCCCATTCTTGTAAATACGTCTACAAGCTTCTTGTGTACTCCATCGACGTTTGCTAAATCTTTTTTGATTATTACTATTACATCGTCTGCTTCTGAATGGCGACCCATCTCACGTAGTGCAGTAGCAATTTGATATAATGCCTCAAGATGTTTGCCATAATTAAAAGCGTCGATCTCAGCTTTTAGTAGCCCCATTACGTTTGAAACATCAGCTTGTGCTGTTTTTACAACAAAATGGATTGACTCTTTTTCTTGCATCTCTGCGACGATTTTTGTACTGTTTTCAACGATTTCAGCACCCTCGATAAAACCAGCTTTACGTAACATTTTTCCTGCCCAATTGTGACGTGCATTGATTAATTCTGGACGTCGTAGTGTACTGATTTCTTCTTTTAATTTTTGAAGAATACGTCCTATATATAAACCTTTGTTATCATCTCCAAGAAGACCCTCATCCATAATTTGATTAAGAAGTCTTTCGGCAGAATTGACTCGACTTCGGAGCTTCTTCTTCAGTGTAGACAGCTTATCGTCTCCTTGACCAGATTGAAAGTCGTACGCTACTTTTCGCATAGGTTTATCCTTCTTCTTTGCTGTTTTCTTTTGATATTTCAACCACGCCTTAAAATGATCTTGCTCTTGCAAATCCCAATCTCTAGTAAAATGACCAACGACTTCCTGCTCCGTATGATCAGCAAATCGTCTCATCGCTATAGCAATTTTAAATGCTACTTCCTTCCACTTTTTTGTATCGAAAGTAGCATCTGGCATTCTTATGCCATAATTTTGTGGATATGCAAATTTCATGTTACCCTTTATATAATAGTTACACCAGGATCGTCATCTTCAAAACTAATAGACCCAATATTTTCGGCCAGTCTCTGCACAAAAGGTTGAAGCAATTCAGGAGCAATTTCGAGAAAAGTATCTTTTATCGCACTCTTCATTGCTTTCATTTGTTTTTGTGCCTTTTCTGCATCAATGCCAATGGTTGTACCGGAGTCCTCTTTCATCTTCCGCTCCATTTTCCAAACCTCTTCAATCAGATCTTTAAAAAGACGCATTTGATCTACAATCACCTTCTCATTCAAGTGACTAACTTTTTGGCTTTGCATAATCTCAATACGTTCACTTAAATTTTCAAACAATGTCTGAAGCTGATTCTTAGTATCAACAATTGTCATTTCAAGCTGCTCTGCAATACGCACCTTAGATATCTGAAAAGTTTCACTTGACTTGCGACGTTCCAGAGCAAGTCGCTGACGATCTATAGCTCGCTTGTCACGACGCTCCCTTTGAATGTCGGCAAGCACTTCACCCTCAAGATTCAAATAATTGTTACGATACGCTTGGAGTGTCATCTTATTAATATGAAACTTTTTCTGTTGTGGATACTTTTGACGAATCCATGCAGCAACCTTGTCTACTGACTCTCCAGCGAGAAGTCTCTCATCAATCTGATCTTTTGCTGGGTGCTTTAATACCTTCTTACCAGTTGTGCCTGCCATCTTGTCTTACCTCACCTTATTCGGGTATCACTTGTCCAAGCCTTAAATCCACTGTATCCATAAGTTTCTCATATAAAGCAGCATCTTGACTTTTCTCAGCAATTTTAAGATACTTTTCATATGGCCCAATATCCATCTTCTTTTCATCTCTCAGTCTGTAAATTTTTTCAACAAGAGGACGAATATCTAAAGCTTCTTGTGCTGTTTTAATTTCTCTTTGATCAGAAGCAGCAAGTGGCATCTCCCCTGTAGGAGCTTCAATTTCAGGAGCCACTGGTTGCGCAGGCTCCGTGTTGATCACATTTTCAGAGGCTGAATTCTCAACAACTATGTAGGCATCACGAATTGCTTGACGCAAATCTTTACCAGCCTTAATCACTCCCTCAACTACCAACTCTAGTAGACGTCGTGAAGATGCATCTCCTGCGAGTGCATGGGACAAATCAAACGCAAATCGATTATCAACATTAGTACTGAATGCCTCTTTTGAGACTCCCTTGAGGCTTGTTCGAAGAACTCCTTCACCCTCAAACTTAAGAAGTGAGTTCCAAATATACTCAACTAACTTCGTTAAATTAGATATACCATTATCATTCGGATTTTTAGGATTACCAGAAACAACCGTCTCTGTTATATCATATCTTTTCGAACCAAAAATTTGATGAGCAAAATCAAGATACTCTGCCTTGGCTTGTTCTAATGGAATATTTTCAGATAACCATTGATGCGTTCGCTCTTTGAATTGACGAACCAATGAGACAGGCTTATCTTCTGCTTGCTTAGTTAGACCTTTAATCCCTTTTTGAGCTACAAAAAATGCATTACCACTATTGTAGTATCCCGGGCGATCTGGCGTCATATTTGCCACACTTCCACCAAAATTATCAACACCATCTTCTGTTCTGAATCCCTGCTCAAAATTATATACTTTGCGATCAAGCGGACATTGATATACCTTATCAGCAATACGGTAAAGATTTACTGCATCATGATCTGGACAATAACGAGTTTGAACTTGAACCGGACCAAATACATGGTCATCGACTTCAACTTCGAATTCCGCCTGCTTTACTCGACCTCGTGAAGACATAAGCTTCTTAAGTATTTTTTGTATTAAACCTGGTTGTCCTTTTTGCTCTCTCCTATCTTTTTGCATGAGAACTCTTTCAGCATCAGGATGATATTCTGGACAGCTTGGATTCGTGCACCTTGTAGCTCCACCTCCCCTAGCAGCAGGACCTAAGCAACTCTTACACTTAGTTTCTGAGATGTCAAGCGCTTCTCTCTTAAGATTAGCGTGAGATTCCATAACCTCTAACTTCTCATAATACTCTGAATCTTCTGTTAAGTGATCCATCGCTATTTCTTCTGCAATCTGCTTATCTGTTGTATGTTCAAGCTCTACTTCAACACCTTTTTCTATAGCTCCCGGATCAAAATCTTCGGGTGATTTGTCATCAGCAAGGCCACCAGGGATTTTATCTTTTGCAGATTTGGCCAAACCTTTTAGGCTTCCTTCTTTAGGCTCTTCTTTTTTAATCTTCTTATCTTTACCATATTCGACCAGATCCTTGTTCTCCCAAGACTGTTGACTCTTGGAAAGAAAACCAGGCTGTGGAAATGTATCATTCCAACCAATATTGGTTTGATTATGAACACCAGACTCAAATGTAACTTCATGTCCACCTTCAGCACTATAATGATCACCATCAAGCATACACTGATATACACCATCAGAGACTCGCTTTAACAAAGCACCAGGATGATCAGGACAAGTTCGAGGATGTTCATCAGGCGCGGCATACATATTACGATAGCGGTCGTCTTGAGAAACAGGCCCATAAACAGACTCAGCGATCTTGGATTTTTTATTTGTTGATGCTGCAAGAGGAAGTTCTTGCTGTTGTGTACTAAATGGCAAAGAGACAACTTTGTAGCCGTCTGACTTTGCTTTCTCAACATCACTTATTGGATTTGGAAAATTATGTCCAGTTACTGACGTGTCATTCACATCAATCCAATGAGCAACCTGCTTAGCAACAAGTTTAGCAAAACCATCGAGCTCACGAGCACGAAAGTTGCTATTCTTTAGATATTTGTCTATCCACCGCTCAAAATCTGATCCCACTGAAACTCCAGATGGAACATTCTTATTTTCTTCTGGATTCCATTTCTGCATTGTTTCTCGTAACCAAGCTGTACCAATTTCTGCTACAAGAGAATCTCGAGTTTCGGATGCTACATGTACCATTTGGCGGCGGCGTTTTGCACGCTCTATCAATTTCTTTTGGTCCATTGGAACCTCCTTAAGATAATCTAATATCGTGACCGGTTATAATCCCTTTATATGAATCGTCGCGAACTGAATCCCAATTGATTGTTGAACGAGTACATACATTTGCCTTCTTGACAACATTATTGCATCCCTCATTAAGCAATCCACACCAATCCTTTGAATGGGTAGAATTTTTAGCACCAGCTACACGATAGAACGGACATCCATTGCAGCGCTTACTATAATCTTGACCTGCTTCTTTGAGCCACATATCAAAATCAGCTACTGCATTGTTGTGGTGATCTGCTCCAAATTTATCTTTAATTAAAGCCAAAGCTTCTTGAGCAATGTTAAGCTTCCTATCAAAAACAGCACTATGAACAATCTTACGCAGAGAATTGTAAGACATATCAACAAGAGAAGCACTATAGCGAACTGGATCAACTACTTCTGGTTTTTCTAGGAGACTGGTGATTTCTTGGCTATTTAGTTCGTGAATCTCACCATCATCTGCTGCAAATTTAGTTGGGAAAAGAATATTGCCTTGGACGAGCTGTACGGGAACAGTTATGTCCATTTTTCCTTTGATAGTTAATAGCGTAGCATCAAACTGCATGCCCTGCTCATTATCTCCTGCAAAACGAATGTCAATATTCTTATATCCGAGCTTTGCAAGCTCGCTAGCCACAACGGTGCGACTACTATTTATAGCTTCTTGAGTATAACCAGATTCCTTGCGAGAAACTGCATTTTGTAAAACAGCCTCTATGTCAACAAGCTCTTCGGGCATCTTAACGGGAGATTGATCTGCCACATAAGCTTCTGTTTCATCTACTTCTATATCTTCTGATCGCGGAGACCTGTCCGCTGTTGTGATATTTTGTCGAATCGCATCTGCTGCTTCAACTTGTGCATTTTCGCGTGCTTCCATTTCAGTATAAAGCAGCTCATTAACTCCATCATTACTGAATGCATACAACTTACGACCTGCTCGATCTGCAATGACACTAGGAATTTGAAGTTCTTTATCTTCTGTAACCTCAATAGGAATATTAACATAAACATGTCCTTGTGGAACTGGGAAAGAGGCAAGATAAAGTAGACATTTTGAAACAGCATACTTGAGTTGTGCCTTGGCTCCTTGACATCCTAAAGATTGAAGTTGAGTAGCTACTAACTTGGCACCCTCTGCAATCAGCTTTTTGTCATGTCTCGTGTTTGCTCGTAACTCTTCTGGATCAAATCTCTGAATCCCTATAATAGGGACGGGCTCATCAAGTGCAGCTTCATCTTCATCTATCTCAATCTCCGCTTGTGCTGCCTGCAAATCCCGGACGCCATCTGTAAAGGTTTGGCGATTTTTAACTACAAACTCTTCTTCTGCTACCCTGTTTGACTCAACAGACTGACCAGAGAGTAGATCTCCCATTGCCTGCTTAAATTGATTGTCTGGCTGAAGACCGCTAAAATGATTATACATTGCGCTGATCTCTCCTGCAGAAACCATCAGGTCTGGATTGCGTTTTGCCATTATTTCAATAGCGCCACCCACATTGCGTATCACCATATCATGGCGATATTTGTCTTCCACACTTGCAAAGCGCCCAGCTAAATCTGCTACGTTGAACTTTTGATCTTCGTGAAGCAGTACTAGGTCCGCCATTTGCTTGATCTTTTTGATCTTGTCAAATTCATTGTCGGACATTCTAAATCCTCCCGTAAGGTTAATGTTGTTTAGGACTATCTCCCGAAGTCCTAGAAGCCATAATTTGTCTTACTTTGCGTCGACGCTGTTGCTTTCTCTGCTCAGCAACGCGTCGCTGTAATATATTAAGTTCTTGTTGTTTTTCTATCCCTTGAAAATCTAGTATCTCTTCGTTAACGTCAGGCGACTCTTTAGTCTCAAAACTCTTTCTCCAGCTATTAAGCTTCTGAGCTACTGAGGCATTAAAAAATCCGAGAGACTCAAAAATCTCTTCAAGAAAACTATAACTCTCTCTAAAAAACTCGGCATCTCTACTACCGAATATTTCTTCATATTTCTTTTGTCTCTCTTCAGTAAATTTTTTCTTTTCTTCACTATCAGGACTCATACGTAAATGTCCTGGTTTAACTTTTGGCGCCACTTTTTCTGCCTGCTCGGCAATATTTTCTAGCTTGTCGCCCACTTCTTTTTGCAGAACTATATCAACTATTTTGGTTTTTTGTGCTAACTCTCTCATAGACTCACTAAGCTCATCTATGCTGTAAACCATTTTACCTTTGTATTGTGCTTCAGTCTCAAAGAAGAATCTTTTGAGCTGTTCAAATCTCTGTTGATCAGTATGATGAAGAGTACCTTTTTCTTTTAATTTTCTTTTCAGCTTTTCATACTCATTGATCTGCTTCTGTCCCGTACCTTTACCTTCCAAGTCATTAATTAGCTGATCAATTTTTTTCTCTTGACTCTCTTTGTCAGTAACCCTATGACTAAGTCCTAAGTATGAACCATGAAACCAATTTTTAAACTTTTCCCACAAACTCTTAACACCAGGAAAGGGGTTTACCAATTTATCTGCAACGTTACGAGCATTTCCTATAAACTCTCTGAGTTGTTGTACTTGCTCTTGAGCCTTAAGAAGATGTCCTACTTCAACTTCCCAATCGGATAAATCTGTTACATCCTGAAGATTCTCGCCTGGTTTGTTTGGCTCAATATCACGCTCAAAATTCTCTGGAGTATTTGTAAAAATATTTGTTTGCTCAGTCTCGGTCTCGGTGACTTGAGTTTCTTCTCTTAATCTTTCTTTTTCTTTCTCATATACTTCTTTCTTAAGCCTCTCATTAACAACTTCTCCAGCTTTAATAAGTGGTAAAAGATCTCTCTTTTGGATCTTTTCGAGAGTCTTTTCTACCTTTTCTAACTCATTGAGTAGCTTTAAAGATTCTATGGAAACCTTTTCTTGTTCTTGCTCCTGAGCTTCTTGTGCTTTTTTGTTAAATTTAACCATTAGACCTCATACCTTAGAGCCTCTTTAAATTGCTCAATAAGATCACCGTAAGTAATACTACTGGTAGCATCAAAGAAGGCGTAGACTCTAACCACTTCAAGAGTGGATGTTAAATATTTTTCAATCCACTTATTCCAGATAGCCTCGTCTTGAACTAGAGATAATACTTCGTTGATTTCTGACCACCTATCCTCTTCGTCCATTCCCTCGAGCTCTTCGCCATCCAATCCCAGGTCATCAAACAATTTATACATATAATCTTCGTAGGTTTCAAATTGCTTCGCCCTATTTTGCCGATTTTCTTCCTTACTTTCTATAAATCGTTCCTTAGCATTTTCAGCACTAGATTGAATATTTGTAACCCACTGCTTATATTTCTTCATCGCATTAGCACTCGTTTTGCACTGTTTCCAATTTAAAAACATAGCAAAGGGAATTTCATATCTTGTATTACTATCGAGGAATCTTTTATATTCAGCATGCCAAGCACGAAAGGCTTCGAGATCGTTTCTTGCTGTTTGAATAACAATATTAACATGACGAGCATTACGAGGTTGTGGAATATCTCTCACTGGCCTACTCTTCAATATTTCTTTTACATTATTATACGTAGTTCCCTCGCCAACCGCTTCCCACCTTTTATGAAATTTATCTTGCTCTGGCATGAGAATGTTTGTCATAAAGTCTGCAAATTTAGCAACTTCTTTCTCAAATTTACCGAGATTTTCCTCAGTTTTCTGCTCAAAATCTTGGAATACTTGTAATTCTTTTTGTATTTTTTTGGTTTCCGACACAAGTCTTGTTGTTTCTTCATCACCTGACCTTATATTTCTTACTTCGTCTTTTGTTAGAGCAGGGGCAACATTTCCCATCGGATTTAAAACAGCAATCAATACAAGATCATCTATCGTTTCTTTTTTATTATCAACGTAATATTCTAATTCTCTTGAAAGATCAACAACCTTCTGTTTTTCTTTCTTTTCAGCAGCTATCTTCAAGGCTCTTATTGTCTTATCTACGTGAGTCCTGATATCTACCATCTCTTTTTCGCGCTGCTCATCAAAATTTTCAGCCTTGTGGGCATTAATATGTAGTTGACGAAAAGCATTATTTGTCTTACTACACATTCTATTTACTTCTTTCATAGTGACGCTCTCGTCGGAATCGTCGGAAATTGCGGAGAAAAGATTTTTAACTAACTCCAAAAATGTCTCATAAGACTTTGCAAAGACTGTATCTATCCATTTTCTGTCATAGTTATACGTAAAGCGCTTAACAATCACTTCACCTTGTTTTTTATATTTAACCAAAGCATCTTCTATTGTCATCCCTCTAAGAGGAGTGCCATCAAGAAATTCGTAATCTTTTGCTTCTGGGGTAGTTATCTTGCCCTGAGATTTATTTATTATAACCCACATACGCGCCATCTTCATTAAAAGAGGCCGCTCAAATTCAGATAAAATATCGGCATACTTTAAAAAATGATCAATCTTTGCTGCCTCTTTGTACATACCAAGAGTGTCAAGCTGATCAGCTACCTCAATAAGTTTTTTACGTAGTGTCATATTTTCTTCTACTTGTTGCGGATTTTCTGGATAAACTCAGGATTTTGTGCCTTAACAACAACGAGGCGTGCAAACCGCTTAATATTGCTTGCGTCAAAACCATAGTCCTTTGAGGCAAACTTACATATAGGAGTACCCTTATGTGCTAGGGTTACATTCTCTTTCTCGCTATCAGCTACAGCTGTCCATTCACCTTCGGACTCTGCTATAACTTCAGTTGGCTTTTCTACCATTCGAGAAATATAATCAACTCCGTCGGTTCCAGTTTCAACCTGCCATATGGAATTATTGTCTGTTTCTCTAAACATCCCAAATCCAATTTGGGCAAACTTACCACTATTTAGGGCCGCCGTAACTGTCAACTTTTTAACGGAAGCTTTTTTGACAAGCTTATCCAATGGATCAAAATTCAACTCAGAGTCAGGTCTTTTAGGCATTCTATTCTCCTTTTAAATGCAGAGTTAATACGCTCCCACCCATATGCACATAGCACGTACATATGCTTTTCCATTTTTATGGATAAATATCGATAGAAATACAGAGATAGATATAGATTTTATATTTACTTACAAGGCGTCTCTATCTCTGTTGAGATCATATTTTTCATACCATTCGTCAAATCGCTTAAGATATTCAAGAGCAATTCCAACATCATCACGTTCAAGCTTCTTAAGGTCTTGAAGAATGGAACGACAGGCAGAATCACGCAAACAAAGCTTGCGCAACTTACGCTCTATTCCACCATGATGTTTATTGTGAGTTTTTGATTTAATACCTTTGATTGCATATGCAATTGACGTATACCCAGAACGGGCTGAGGAATACTGCTCTCCTAAGACAGCAGCTATTTCTTGATAAGTTTTTCCTTGACGCATCAAAAAGAACACTTTTTTCTGATGTCCAGTAAAGAAAACCTCTACAAGCTCAAGTAGACGGTCAAATAATAGCCTTCGTGCCTGATTCCGTGCTACATTTAATATACTTTCTTCTTCAGTATTTGATTGATCTGGAGCCTCAAAACCATCGAGGTCACGCGGATCTACATTTATTTCTTTCCACTTAAACTGACCGTAATAATCACTATCATTATTCGGATCAAAATATGGTTCCTTGACCACTTGCGTCCTCCTCTAGGAAGCGCTCAATTGGCCTTCGACAATAACTCGAAAAAGCTCTCAGCTCCAAAGCTACATAAATACGAATCAAGATCTTCACCTAACGGTAAAGTGACACCTTTGATTTCTACGTTGGGCGTCTCTCTTTCTTGAATCTTCTTTCTGCTCTTCTCTCCTGCTTCATCACCATCAAATACTAATATAATCCGCGATGTGTAACGAGTTAATATCGAAGTATGCCAATTGGTTAGCGCTGTTCCACATACTCCTACTGTGTTTTTTATACCGTGTTGATGAGCCAATATTACGTCGAATTGACCTTCACCAATAATTACTTGATCTGCTTCTCTAATATATGGTATCGCCTTATGTAATCCAAACAAAAAGCGATTTTTTTCAAATGCTGGATGCCAGTATTTCTTAAGCTTTCTCTCTTTGATCTTTTCCGCACTCATTAGAGGACGAAACGACATCGTGATAGTCTTACCATACTGATCTATAAAGGGAAACGTAACACAATTCCGTACAAAACTACCGTAGTCAGAATCATCTTTTTTAAAAACAAGCTTATGAGCTTCAAGATCTCGTACATCTGTGCAATCTACAAGACCTTCAAGTTCAAATGGAGAATAGCCAAGTGACCATTCATTGATAGATTCAAGAGTAAGCTCTCTTTCTTCAGTAAGATAACGTATTGCATAATCATTAAGTGATTTTTTACAATATTTTGTAACATCTTCGAAGACTCCCACGAACTACTCTCCTTTAAATAACTTCATTGCTTTCATAGTTTCTGCCATAAAAGTTGTAACATTCATTTGCTCTCCGCATGTTGAACATACAACAGCATTGGTTTTTCTGTCAACTACTCCAGGCCTACGTACCGCACATCCTTGACAAGGAAATGCAAATCCTTCACCTGTTTTTGTATCAACATAATCACGATTAGATTGAAGAGCACCAACAGTAAAATGTGTAACATTTGTTACTTCTTCGCCACATCCTGAACACATTACTGTCTCTGTGCCTTTGAGTAAACGACAATCTGTCGTTTGGTTACACTTATTACATAAAATCAACATTTTTTACTCCTCATCCATGGAGAGGAAATCTTCCTCTTCTGTTTCTTCAATATCTTCTTCACTTTCATCGTCTTCACTATCATCATCAACCTTACCCTCTTTCATGGCTGCAATTACCTTCTCGCGTAGCCGCTCAAAGATTGTAGGATCACTATCTAAATATTCAGCAATATTATCTTTTCCTCTAATCTCGTGTCCAAGAATTGAATATGTAGACTTATTGACACGCTTGATTGCACCAGTTTGAATACCAACCGTTACTGCTTCATCTACTTTATCAATCCCTTGTACGTAACGAATCAAAAATTCAACCGTAATCCCTTGTGCTGTTGAGATCTTATTTTTTTCAACACGAACACGAATTTTATGTCCAATTGGACGCTTTAGGCTATCTTTAATTATTGAACCACCAACACGGGTAACCTTGAGTGTAATTGAGCACGCATGCTTAAGAGCACGGCCACCTGGTGTCGTCTCGGGGCTACCAAACATCACACCAATCTTTTCACGAATTTGATTGATAAATAATCCAATGCAGCCTGAGTGATCAAAAATAGGTGTAAGAAGACGAAGAGCTCTTGTTAAAATCTTAGCGTGACCACCAACAATAGGATCTTCCATCTTCTTACTAGCTTCTTGTTTTGTTGGTAGAGCAGGAACACTATCCCACACAATCATACCTACTTCGCCTGTCTTAGCAAATTCCATAATTTGCTGCAATGCATCTTCAATAAAATCAGGACGAGTAACAATTAACTTTGTAACATCAATTCCAAGTCCTGTTGCCCACTTGGCGTCAAATGTATGTTCACCATCTACAAATACACACTGAATGCCTTCTTTTTGAGCAGAAACAATTGCACACATACACAGAAATGTCTTACCGCTCGACTCGGGACCTGCTACTTGAACTATTCTTCCCTTTGGAAGCCCTCCCGTAAGGAGAGCAGCGTCAAGAGCAAGGCTCCCTGAAGAAATAGTTTCAATATCAAGAATTGCCTTCTCATCACCCTTAAAAACAGACGTATCACCATACTGTTTCTTAAATTTTTTCATCAAATTATCTAATCCGGACATAGTCTTGCTCCTTTTAATAAGTATCTTTCCATCATATAGATACTTTCCTTTAATCGTCACTATTTTTTTCTAAATCACCCTGAGTAATATCCATATCACAATGGGGACAATGCATCACAAAATCTCCTGATGTGTCGCGCCACCATTGTACTTCTGCTAAAAACTGGTGGTTGGGTTGATCTTTAATCCCGTGCTCTAGTCTATGTAACTTACCATAATATAAACACTTCTCTTCATTTGTTAATCGAACCTCATTCTTCTTAAACCACACAGTTAGCAATTTAGCATCTGTTGCACCCTTAATGGTATCAACTGGCATAAGATTCTCGAGTGGCCCTCTATTTTCTATAGCTTCAATCCAATTTTCTAATAGAGTAGCTACATAGAGTTCATCATATGTCTTCCAATAGAAGACAAGAGGATCCTCTTCATCAACCCATTTCCTATGAAATGTGAACTGTTTTTGACCTTTTGCAGTAAATTTGGGAGTTGTGGGGGCGTCAGGAAATAGTGTTTGATAAGTAGTAAGTGGAACAATACAATAAATTGGACTTCTTCCAAATGCAAACGCCAAAAATTCATCGTTACGAAAATCTATCTTTTCATACCATATTCTCTGCAATTTATGTGTTGAAATTCCTGCTGTCTTCTTGCACTCAACCTGCAAAAAGATACCGTTTTTCGACGCTCTAACATCGTGTTTTGCTACAAGAACTTTTAGTTGCTCGGAAGCACCTGATAAAGGATTTCTCTCAGAATCCCACCCTATCTTTTTAAACCAATTACGAACCCTGTATTCGAAGCTATCGCCCCTACTTTTTGATGCACGTCCCCCTGGCATAACCTACTCCTAAAAATAGGGAGTAACACTTAGTGTCACTCCCTTAAGTTTTATAAAACAAACCGAATCATAATCTACAGTTCCATAAAATCATCATCTTTATCAAAATCAAACTCATCAGTAGAGGAATCCTCTGACTTCTCTTCTTCTTTCTTTTGATCTTCACCATTGATCACCTCATTGATGCGATCAGCTGTCCAAGGAGTTGTAAGCTTAGAGAGATCAATAAATGAATCAGAATCTTTATCACTCGAAGCTTTGATCATCTCTTTCTCTTCTTTTATTAAAGGACGAGAATTTTTCTCACTACCCGTAGGCTTAACAGTATAAAGAGGATTGGCACCCTTAGCGCCCTTAGTAATGATAAGATCATACTTCGATACATTGCCAAAGTTTTCTTTATCTTTATGAAGCTGCTTGATTTGTGATAGAATTTGACTACCAGCATCAAGAATCTTCATTTGAGGAGAACCTGACTCATCATTAAGGTGAATTACTTTGATTAGCCATTTTTTCTGAGGCCCCTTACCTTGTGCGATAATCGGATCAGTTGCATCACAGGTTGCATTGACTTTGCGACGGCGGCCATCTGCAGTCTCAACCCAATGACAATAATACTGGAAAGGCTTGGAGGTAACACGAATCTTGTAATCACCGGACTCCTTCATGTTTAAATAAGAGCCTGAACGATTTTGACCACCACTGCTGTCGGGAATGTCATCAAAGGACACTTCACCTGTTTGGAAATCGGACATAATTTAGTCCTTTCAAAAAAAGTTTAAAAATCGAATGCGTCATTATCAAGAATCGACGCGTCATCATTATCTTCATCTATTTCAAAGCCAGAATTGTCACTATTATTTTTTGGAATGAATGGTTCTTCTGCTCCATCCCAATTTGATTCATTTCGAGTTGACATATGAACTTTCATTAGATCTTTACATAATACGTGTGCTTTGAGTAAGTTATCATGCTTTTGTGTAATCCAATTCAAAAAAGCTTGACCTTCTACTAATTTTTCTGTTGCTTTTATATAATTAGGGTCATTGCCATAAGTTTCTCTTGAGGTCGTTGCTGGGGTTCCACCAGCGATTTTAGTTTCTATTGCTGTACCTTTAGCCGCACGCTTCATTGCATCTTTATTTCCAACAAAACGAGTAGCTTGTGCAACCATATCACTACAATAATCAGCACATCGGAGAAATACAGTAGCAAGTTGCTCTGCTTGATTGATATCAATCATACCACTCTTAGGAATCATACCAATTGTCTGTTGTATATAAGTAACGTCAACATCCATTGGATTAAAATCTTCAAGTTTTAGAATATCTCCTATGCGAATTTCGTTTCCCATTATTTCCTCCTTATCTTACCTGAAGTTTCACCATCATCAGATCTTTTTGCCTTTACTCTATGTAACATTTCAGCGGGAATATTATCAGCATCAAAAGCTCCGTCAGCTGCTGATCTATAGAATGAGGCATCTGGTAGTGTTGACTCTGGAGATGTTGCTGTAGGGGCAGGAGTTGAAGATGGTGCTACTCTTGTTTTTAACTTTCTTGTTACTGTCTCAGAAGGAATATCATCTTCATCACTCTCTTCTTCCTCTACTTCAAGATCATCCAAGCTTTGTCCTTCAGCGAGAGGAATGAAGGGTTTTATATCTTCCTTAGCTTGTTCTGCCCTTGATTTAGGTTTTACTTTTGCTTTCTTTTTCTTTTTAGGTAATTCTTCGCTTACTACAATCAAGTCTGTTGGTTCTTCTTCTATATCTTTAATCAGACGAAAATCGAAGTGCTCAAGAAGTAATGCAATCACTTTCTCGCGAATAGCAATATCAACTTCTGGCTGATTGGTGAATTGTTTTGATGCTAAGACATCTTCAAGAGCGAGCATTTGTTCAAGTCGCTCTGGGTCCATAATTTCATGACCACAAAATGGACAGCCATTAACCGAGATGGCTGCTCTCATTTCAGGAAGAATTTCATTTCCACAATTTTTGCATTCCATTATAATGCTCCTTACGCTTGTTTATCTTGATCTTGGTATTGTCCATCATATAGCTTTGCAGGATTTGACTTAAAAAACACAATTTGTGCCATTCTACAACCAACCTCAACGGTAGTGGGAACAGAGGGTCTAAAAATTCCACCAAGTCGACCTCTAAACCCACTATCCCAGTAGCCAGTCATGAATATTCCAGAGTATCTATTAACTGATGATCTTGTAAAAATATATGAGCTTAGATTTTTTGGCGTATCAACCCACTCCATAAAATCTAATGCATACTGTTGACCAGGTTGAAATGTAAACATTCCTGCTGAATCTGGTAAAACAGGATTATAACTACACTTCGAATCATCACGCTTACCTAAGGTGAATCTTGTAGTTCCTGATGCAATACCAACCTCAGCAAGACGAAGATCAATACCATTCTGTTGTAATGCACACTCTGGATTATTATCATCGACGATGATCTCCGGAAAGCCTTCTGCAGGAGATACAATCCCTTGTTCAATAATTGTTGAAGGATTAACAACTGCAGAAGTGAAGGTGTCAAGCCCTTTGAAGGTCACTTCGAGATCGCTCCATTGTAGTTTAGGATAAAAGTCTCTCATTATTTCTTTTCCTATTCGTCATCTTCAAAATCTTCAGCCATACCCCGAGCACTACGAGTTGAAATGTAATTATATATTTTTGTTAAACGGCGGCGAACCCAATGACAAATTCTACGAATAGGATCGTCAATAAAGGTCCATATAAGAGAAATTGGCCACCACATAATCCAAGAGGTAATTAAACTCTTTCGAGAGCTTGCTTTTAATCCTCCAGTACGAAATTCACATATTCCTTTACAATCATAATGACTAAGCTCATTAAGATACTGACTCCACTCAACTAAATGACTTCTAGGAATAGAATTGGCCTTTATATTGTGCCTATCTAAAAAAGCGTCTCGCTCTGTAAAATATCTACGACGCTTAGAGCTACAGAATGAGCCCCATTTAACAATAGACCAAAGTCCTCCTGCAACAAAGAATCCTCCAACATACATCAACGTCATGAGGGGGTGATCAATAATGTAAGGAAACGGATTACTTCCACAAAAAATCAATAGCAAGGCTGCAATAACAGTTGTAGCTACAGCGCCACGTATAACTTCTTGACTGAGAAAGGCTCCAACGATAAAAATCCAAGCGATCAATAAAGCCCAGAACCAGAACGTACCAACTACAAACAATTCAAACATCATTTTTTCTTCCAATCTATTTCCTACTTATCAAGAGAACTTCTCTTGTGTCATTTTCTTTAATTTACATTTACTTGTTCCTGTTAGCACTAGGGTCGTTAACCAATTGGTTTCAGTGTATTCACCTACCTTCCATCTTCCACCGGGTGCATGACTTTGATCAAGCTTATCGCACATTGCCCATCCCATGCCATCATTGCACCAAAACCACAAATGTCGATTTGATACAGGGACAACTATTTTAATCGTTTTTACTTTTAAAGTCGCGTAATAAGGAATCCATGGATCAAGCATACTATATTCAATTAGCCAGGCAAGCCTTACTTTTTTCTGACATAAGCTTGAAGTAATGTTGAGAAGATTCATTTATCTTTCTCTTTCTTTCTTCTTGATCCACTCCATAGCTTACATTCTAACATTGTGACTCCTTGTCATGTGGAAGCGTTAGGTCAGTCCCTGCTAATGTTAAGTATGTTAGTCTATTTGAACGTTCAAGCCATTCCGCTTGTTGATAATACTTAAATAACTCTATATCATTGCGAAATTCACGGAGAGGCATTATTATTGTTTTGGGATCTAAGTATAGCCACTTTCCACTACACTGTCCACTCCACCAGTAATAAGCTCTTCCTTGATAAAGTAAAAAGAAACAGCCTTCATCCTTCTTTTTGTATAGTTCATACGGCTTTTTCATTCTGTCTCTTCCTCTACCTTCCATGCATCGTCGAAGTCCTCTATTGCATTGAGGCGGCTCGCTACCTTCTCGACGGCCCTTCTTGCATTGACCTCTTTCCTCTTCTGTTTTGTACGATACTCTTCAACCATACCTTGAAGTAGCTGACGAGGGCCACCTAACTTGACGACAAGTTCAAGTCGCTGGTCCCAATCATCAAGAGAAATGTTGTCACAATCCTCAAACATCTCTATTAGCTGCTTGTCCTGGAAAATAACTTCCCGTAGCCTATATCCATCTGAAGATAAATCAAAAGGTAGATACTTCGCAAGAAGTAGCCAGCGACGTCCACTCTTCACATGGTACTGTCCTACGATGACACAAACAAAGTGATGATGTCGCACAATTGTTCTAACCCGAGCATCGCCAGGTTTATATTTGTCTGCCTTCTTTGCTAGCTGTTCTCGTTCAGCTTTCTTCATTGAAGCTTCTCTTCCATTTTTTCTTTGATTAAGCGTACCATCGTACTTGCTCGATGTCTTTTCCTGTTCGAATCAGAAAGGTCAATCGGTTGATCTCTTCCCACTGTTCGTATGGTATCAGACCACCAACCCACTCCCGCGGATCTTCCCACAACCATCCCTTGTTTTGCTTAATCCAACGATAGATAGCACCGTCTTGTTTGAGATAGATAATATCCCAGGGTCCTCGATACAGTGCGTAGTCCAGCTTTATGTTTTGCATTCGCCTGTTGTGATCTCCTGTATTGATTGCTCAATATCTCTGCCTGCTCGCAATAGGAAGGTCAACCTATCGTCTATCTTTGTGTGGTGCTTTAACATCACATCGAGATCGTTATACATCTCAGAACGTGCGTAACGCCACCGTTGATCAACATCCCACACAAACAGATTCTGATCATACAACAACCATATAATCTCGCCTTGTTGGCTGCTGACGTATCTGTTGCTGAAATATACTTCATATTTCAATTGACTCTCTCTTCCAATTGCTCTATTGTCTGCTCGAAAGCTCTTCCCGCTTGCAATAGAAAGGTCAATCTATCAATCTGATCGAACACAGATGTGTTCTGTTCTACATAGTCCTTCTGCCACTCGCTAACTCTTACATGGTGCCAACGGTTGCTCTCACGCAACCAATGATACATCTTACACTGATGGATCATAAACAACACACCAAACTCACGGTGATTGTAGATTTTGTACATTTGTTCATTCAACTCTATTCTCTCTCCATCATCCACCTTGGAACTGCACTCTCGATAGCTACACCTACAATCACTAGAAACGTCAGCCTATCTATTTGTGTCCATTGTTCAATAGGAATTTTATTATTGGGCCATTCGTAGGCAATCTCACTCCACCATAGATTTGGCTTCTGTAGCCAACGAAATACATCCCCCATCAACTCAAGATAAATTTGTCCATCTTGATCTTGATATAGTCTATATTCTGTCGGCACATTCATTCCACATTCAATCATGCTTATTTTATGCGATCTCTCCTGTTTAGTTTTTTGTAATATTTGTCCTTATCAAACTCTGGCTCCATCTGTTCCGTCTATTCCTCCCAAACTTCTTACCTTGCTTACTTTCAAGCTTCTTCGTCCACTAAACTCATCTATTTGAGCATAAATGATTAACACATTACCTAATGCCCACGCATTCGGATCGGCGGAGAAAACGTGCTCAAATACTGTAAGCTCAGCTTCACCTGTCCTATCTTCAACAAGCATTCGCCTCATATACTTCTTGCGATCCTTCTTATAAGGGGTCTTTCGCAACAATCCCTTAACACTTGTCATCATTTGAATATTCTCTCCTACGATGCGATTGTCAAGAGATTCGTCACATTTATAAATATTTGATGCTTGTTGTTCAAAATTACACTCTGCGCTACCAAAAAAATCAAAGACGCTAAAAGTTACAGGAGAACCATATATCTCACGCTCAAACTTAACAATTTCACTGTTTCGCCATTCTTCTCTTTGATCTCCACTCTTACGCTCTACAGGGACCTCTTTTTCAATCCTATTCTTTCCGCGTCCCGTAGCCTTAATGTTCACAGGACTTTTCCAATCATAACCTGGAAAACCTTCCATCGTTTCATGTCGTTTAAAGTATCTTTTAATCTTCTTACGACAATCATCATAATAGTCGAAATATGTTTTGCGAGAATAATTATCAGAGTCGAATGCTTCTTCAAAAGCTCCTGCCTTCACAAGAGCTTCAATTACTCTTGATGTTACTCGCTTAGTATTAATCCGCGATAGAAAGTCTACGAAATCAGTGAATGGTCTTTTCTCCATTATATCGATAACAGCTTTATTTCCTACACCTTTGAGGGAAACTAGGTCACGTCTTATTGTATCAACACTTTCAACTTCATACTTCAGCGTACTTCTATTGATATCAACAGGAAGAATCTTAATGCCCAGATTCTGAGCTTCTCGAATATATGTATTCATCTTTTGTTGATCTACCTCATTGCTCAATAGAGCACTAAAGAACTCAGAAGGATAGTTAGATTTGAGATATGCCGTCTTATAAGTGGTATGGGCATATCCAATTGCGTGGGATTTATTGAAGCCATATCCGGCAAACTCCATCACAGCGGCCCATATTCCTTCAGCAACCTTCTTTTCCATTCCTGAATGCTCAATACAACCTTCGACAAACTGCTTCTCAAACTTATTCATCAAATCAAGAATCTTCTTACCTATTGCTTTGCGTAGCGAATCAGCTTCACCTTCAGTAAAACCTGCACAGTACATTGCAAGTTGCATGCATTGTTCCTGATATACAATAATGCCGTATGTATTCTCGAGAACTTTACGAGTAGCTTGATGTGGATACCATTCATCTAAGTCTTCGCCACTCCTCTTTCTTGCACCATATTGAGCCGTCAAACCAGTCTTCAAAGGTCCAGGTCTACATAAAGCGAGTACTGCACCAATATCATCTATATTGTTTGTACATACTCCCTTAAGAAGGCTCTTCATTGTACTACCCTCGACCTGAAATACGCCGTTTGTACGACCCTCTCTTAAGAGTTTATATGCTCTCGATGCCTTTCTTGTGCTAACTTTTGACCCTTTTATTTTATTATTAAGAAGATCTTCATCTTCATCAATCCCTACAGCTATTCCTGTTACATGAAATCCTCTGAGGTCTTCATCTCTAACCTTCTTAATGTTCTTAATTGAGTCGCTAATAATTGTCAGATTCTTCAAACCAAGAAGATCTATCTTAAGAAACCCATTTGCTTCCAGAGTTGCTCCGTCAAGCGCTGTAGCTACAATACCCTTCTTATCCATCATCAACGGGATTGTCTCATCGAGATTTGCATCTCCAATTATCACTCCTGCTGCGTGGATACCAGTCTGTCTAATTAGTCCTTCGAACTCTTCAGCATACTTCGCAACCTTTGGATATTCCTGCATCTTCTGAGCGAATCCCTCGCTTTGTTCGAGAGCTTCTGAATATGATATATCATCACCCAACCCCTCAAGGGTTTTGTTTATTGAATCTGCAATCATAAAGGAATTCTCGCCTGAGATGCCCCCAAGAAGAGATCTTGCTATATCCTTTATGCAAGCACGCACTTTCATTCTGCTGAATGTTGCTATACTTGCTACTCGTTTCTTACCATACTTCTCTGAAAGATATTCTTTTGCTTCTGCTCTACGCATTTTATCAATATCAATATCAATATCAGGCATACTAATTCGATCTGGATTCAAAAAGCGTGAGAATAGTAATCCAAACTTAATAGGATCAAGTTTTGTGATTCCTAATAGATAAGACAATAGACAGCCACCAGCTGAACCACGACCATCTCCTGTGAGAATCCCTTGCTCTTTACACCATATAATTAAATCTTGAACAATGAGAAAGTAATCAATAAATCCCATTCGCTCAATCACTCCAATTTCCATCTTGAGACGCTCTTTATATTCTTTGAGCTCCTCTGGGTCCTTGGTTCTGATTTTCTTAGACCAATTCTTTTCGACTAGATACATACAATATTTATATGAGTCGCTTTTATCCTCATACTTCATCTAGCAATCCTCCACTAGTTTTCAACCATTTCTTATATTCATCTGATTGAGGAATAGGAAATTTAGGTAATCTGTAACCTTGAAACGAGAGATAATCTGGATACTCGCAAGCATCAGCAATCTTTGTTGTATTCTTCACTACACTCTCATCGAGAGCGGTGTCTCCAAAGTTTCTTGATAGTAGCTGCTCTGTAGTTAACATAGGAGTTGATTCAAAGCAAAAGCGCTCTGGATCGTTCATATTCTTCTTCGACTGAATGGCAAGGATAAGATGGTGAGCTTCGCGCTCTTCAGCTGTAAGATAGTGAGAATCTGTTGCTACTGTCAATGGTAGTTCAAGTTTTTTAGCAAGGAATCTCAACTTATCATTATATTCAACCTGCAATGCTTTACTAGGACCTGAATCAGGATCATGACCTATCAGAAAATGATCTGGTTGTATCTCAGCAAAAACACCATCAAACGTTTGTTTATAGAGCTTAATTATTCTCTCTGCTTCATCAAAATTCTCTTCCCAATCATCAGGAGCACTATCGAGCTCAATAAGGTGTTGTGCTACTTCACTAACAAGACAAGCTGTTGTAGCTATAATACCCTTACAAGCGTCACGTGTAAACATAGTGTGGTCCATGCGAGGAACAATTCTGTCATACACTTGAGATGCTCCAGATTTATAGGCTTCATAATGCAACTTAAGAAGATTTTGATAACCTTGTTTATTTCTTGCGAGCATTACAATGTGCTTATTTGCTTGCCCCTTAGGAATAGTTCTATCTGGAACTATATAAGCCTCCATTCCTATGATTGGTTTAACTCTACAGTTATATTTGGCCTTACCTTGTTCAACTTGCTTATTGTGTTTCTCACATACCTGAAAGAACTCAAGAACATTCCCAAGGAATCCGTGATCTGTTATTCCAACAGAAGTCCATTCTCTTCCTTCTGCTGCCCCAAATTGAGCAACTCTTTGTACTAAGGGTCCAATTTTTACGTAACCATCTAATGAGCTTCGTCAGCTGTACTCAGAATGAGTGTGAAGATTGCAAAAATGCGCTCCACTCATCTGAGTACCGCCAGGCGTACCTCCTTTATTATTACACATGTTAATGCTTCTTTCTTTGTTCACAGGGAGTGTACTCCCAATTAATCAATCTATCGTACTTATATTTCAATTCTTTCCATTCTTACCACAGGTGACTGTGGGATTATAGTTCCAATGCTCAAACTGATCGCCACAAATCTCACATATGATAACGAGAGGCTTGCTTCTGTGAAAGGATTTGGGTTGTTTTGGCTTATTGCTTTTCATTTCCTATTTTTTCACTACAAACCCAGCGGCTCCGGGATGTCCACCTCCACCGCGTTTCTTTGCAATTTCTGACACATCAATCTTCTTTGATCTCAAAGAATATCTAAGCATATCACCAGCATCATACCACATAACAACAAAGGGGTGATTATCACTAAAGCACTCACTTATTTCATTATGAAGGACACAAGAGTTAATGCTTGGAACGGTATATCCGTCCATCTCTATCATCTCTGCGCCTCTAGCTGCTATATTAACTAGTTGCTGTCTATACCTATTTATAGCTTTTCCTTCTGCTATAAGCTCTTTGAGTGTCCTCGATGCTAACTCGTCCCACATTTCAAAATTGAACTCACGACTCAGTATTGCTGATGAAACTTCTTCACAATGTGGAAGCCTTTTTGTCCATAAGTCATAATCTTCAACATAATCAACAATAAGAGGCCTCTCCATTGGACCAAAATAATGATCCCATACAAGCCCTGCTCCTGACTTACTCATATCGAAAATACAAAAATCGAGCCCTTCAAGAGCCTTCTGAGCTGTTCCATGATGATCCAAAACAAGAAGACTCTTCGCCTCCCCTTTCATTTTAAGAAGCGTTTCCCTATCGTATGAAAAATCAGCTATGATCACATCTCTATTTGTAACATCAGGACACTCTTTCCCATATGCTGCTGAGCGAAATTCAGTATCAGGACACTTCATTCTATATATCCAGGCAGAACAAAAACCATCGGCGTCATTGTGATAAATAAACAGTGGTTTCATTATTTTCTTTCCACAAAAAATGGTCGCAGAGACTCTGACTTATTCCCTGCGACCACCTCTTGATTGTTTTTAATTACTCTGAATCAGTTTCCTCTGCTTGTCCACAATCCTCAGCACATCCTTGACACTTATGTTGTTGAGCTTGTGTAACCTGAGTAGCTTCTGGTTCTTTAAAGACTGCTTCTGCTTTGACAAAGTCAGATGCCTTCTCTATGCGAATGTTTCGATCAATCAAGCTCACATTGAGCTGTCCAAGAATCTCTTCATCAGTAGCATCTTTATCAAACTGAGAACGAGCCATATCAACCCACCTCTGACGATCTTTATCTTCAGGAGCAAGACCTTCTGCCTTTGCTATTGCATTGAGGATCAAACGAACACGAATGTCGGTCAGAGCTGCTGGACGATGTTGTTGAGCGAGTTGCTCTTCAGTAGTCTCAGCTCGTTTGAGATACTCTTCTTTTTTCATTCTGAGATTCGAAAGAGTATTTTGAATAATACTCTGCACTTGATCATTAATCATAACTTCTGGGATTGGATCCATACCAACACTTGAGGCTAGGAGAGAAAAGATCTCATGCTCAGTTTGGCGAAGTGCATGTTGTTCTTTGTTTTTCTCAAGAGCAGAACGAGTATCAGCAACATATTCTTCAACACTATCAAAATTCATTTGCTTAGCAAAGTCCTCATCAAGTTCTGGAACTGTACGTTCATCGACGCGCTTCATTGTAACATCAAAAGTCACTGGTTGACCTTTAAGATCGTCGCTTGGGTAATCCTCAGGAAAATTTAAACTGATTGTCTTTACTTCACCTGCTTTAAATCCAAAGAGCTGCGTTTCAAAGTCTGGAAGGAAGGTACTAGAACCAAGAATCAGCTCATAATCTTCGCCTGATCCACCTTCAAATACGGTTCCATCTGCTGTCTTTCCAACAAAATCAAACGTAACTACGTCACCATTGGCGGCTTCTCGTACTACTGTCTTAGTCATAGCGGCGTCGTAACGAGCCTTTTGAATAATAGCATCGACTTCACTGTCTGCTACATCAGTGTCTTGCTTGTTAACCACTAAGCCCTTATAGGGGGCAGTTGTTAAGTCTACAGTTGGCTCGAGCCACACTTCCGCTTCCAGTAAAATAGGTTGGTTAGGAGCAAATTTTTGAACAGCAACATTGCCAATACCTATAATGGGAGTGGGAGGAGTTGCTTCTTGAAGACCACTTCGAAGAATCTCGTTCAAAAGATCTTCATAGAGATTCTCAAAACCAATTTTGTTTTCTGCTAACTCTCGTGGAACTTGACCTCTACGGAACCCTTTAAGAGCAAGGTCACCCTTTTTAGCTTCCCAAATTGCATCAATGCGACTCTGAATCATCTCTTTGTCTTTTTCTAAGACAATGAGCTTGTAAGTGGCTGGAGTTGGGGTAACTTTCGTTTCAACCATTGTTTACTTTCTCCTTGGCTTTCTAAGTTTAAATACTTCTTTTTCTATTTGCCTAAATGTTTCAGTCAATGTTTTATTACTATCAATCACAACATCACAACGTGATAATGCTATATTCAATCCCTTCTGTTCGTCACCTGCATTTCTTTCATAAAAGTGATCTGCAGTCATATATCCATCACGAGTACAGAGGCGAGAGTATCTATTGAACTCACTCGCTTCTACACCCATAACGAATACATCATCGAATGTATCAAAGATTTTATGTAGGAGATAGGGCTCTCGTATTCCAGAGAAAACACAATTTCCCTGATGTGTTGTGAGAGCTTCGTGGATGGGATTCCATAGCCAATCTGGATCATCTTTGTCAACAAAATTGTGAACTTGATTCCAGTCTTTACGGCTATCTTTCACACCAGCAAGCTTCTTTACAAACTCACTAGTTTCGAGGAAAGGTAGTACAGCCAGCTCACTGACCTTCTTTGCTACTGTTGTCTTTCCTGAGCCCGGTCTTCCTAGGACTACTATTAACATTCTTTCTTTGTCTTTCTATTCTCTCATTTAATTTTCAAACCTCTACAGAAGCTTCTTACTGTAAGTTGACGTCTTAGATTTGCAATGTATTCAAGATCATCACCGAGATTCTCACTGACCAGATTGCTTTCTATCAACTTCTTACATAGTGCAGATAGTAATCTCTCTGCAGGAGCATAAATGTGATATGTAACTTCACCCATAGAACCATCATAACTACGAGGATCATCAGGAGGAAGAAGCATACCATCTACAAAACTACCTTCAACTCCATGATATGCAAGATTTTTTCCTTCTATCTTTTTTCGAGTTTCCTCATCTAAAGTCGACAGATCTATGGATTTTCCCTTCTCTTCCTTCTTAACTCCAGCAGGACCCTCTGTAACCACTTCCATTGCTGCGAAGGGATCAACTTCAACTTCAGTCTCTTGAATCTCAGGAAGTTCAACCTCGTGGTTTTTTGCATTAGGACAGCTTCTCATTGTGAAGGGAGATCCACCAGCATAATATCTTTTAATTGTATTAGCATCGGGATTTGCTTTTTCTTCTCTTGTGTAACCACAATCAAGACATTCTGTAAAATGTAGTTGATAGTCATCGTTAAAGTATTTATTGGTAATTTCTTTTAATTTAAGATCGTTAACTTTCCAGTCATAGAAAATTTCTTTTGCCTTATCAGCCCCTTTAATTTTTAAAGTACTTGCAATGCGGTCAATCTCTTCATTGATTTCTTGCATCACCTCATCAAATTCTAACTGACTTTCTTCTCTACCCATTTGAGCAGGCAACATATCGCTAAGCGTTGAAGTTTCTCCACTCTCATTAACTCCTGAGGGAGCGTTGATTGACGTAAGAGTGTTGTTATTATGCTTATAAGTAGTGACATGGTCTTCAGGAAGCTCTGTAGCATCGAATATTCGATGACACACATTGCAATGAACGTTATCTATAGGCTCTGCCTTTTCAAATCCTTCTTGACTTTTCTTTGGCTTAACGATCGAATTAACATCTCTAAAAACACCAGGACAACGATCCGGATAAGACCAGTACTCTTTACTCTTTCCACCTCTGCTTTTTCTTGTTTTTCTTTCACCTTTGTCAGCAAGGTCATACATTTGCCCTGATTCACCTCCTACAACAGAGAGATCCTTATAGGGGCAGTGATACATTTTGACAGTTATTTCTTCTCCTGTTGAAGTGTTGGCCTTTGCAGCAAAAAACGAAAAGGATGTACGAATGTAAGAACTGGGAGACTTTAGCTTAACTGGATGACGACATTGACGATACCATTTACCATCTTCTTCAAAGATCCAATCTTTATTAAACTCTTTATATGGCAAGTCTTTTTCACCATTATTGCGTAGCTTATTTTCTACATCAGTAGCATATTCATCAACAACAAAATGCTTAATGCCATTTTCTGTCTGCACTTTACGATATCTACCATCAGACTCTAATTGTTCCAAACTTCTACCAGTTATCTCAAGGGGAAGATCGACATTAACACCACTCTCATCTCCAATTAAGAAGATTTCGTGCTTACCACCACAGAAGTTCCATACTGGACCTCCACCTACAGCATCTGGTTTGACAGGGATCTTAATATAATTTGGAGCTTCCTCTTCATCTTTACGCCATTCTGCAACAGGATGTCCCTTTATGTTTTCCCATCTTGGGTCTCCATTACCCGCTGCTTTTGTCCAGAATGAAACGTCACAATGTGGACAGACTGTTGGATCACCTTTTCCACCTGGATCATATGCGTGAGGATTCATCTTTTCTTTTGTACTAGGTTGTACTGCTGGAAAGACTCCGAGGCAATTTGTCTCACCATCTTTGAAACCCATCATTACCTCTTGAACAAAATCTGAGGGGCTTCTTTCACCACCATTAAGATATCTCAACTTTTCAGATGGACTTTTACGAGACCAAGCTTGAAGGATCTCACGAGCATAGATTGCATACAGAAGGTTTTTGCCGTGGTCAGAATCAAATTCATCGAATAAAACTTCACGGGGGATGAAGCTAGACAAAAACGACTTTGCTTCTGCAATGTCCTCATTATCAAGCCCCATTGATTTGATGTTTTTATTAACATCTTTATTAGCTTCCATAAAACCAACATCGTTAGCTTTTACATTTCTAGACAAGAAATCGCTCCTGACTTAGACTTCCCACGGGAAGACTATCCATTTATCTGTTACCTCAACAAAAAAATCAGGCTTTACAATAGAGGTTTCTTTATAAAAGAGAGCTGCTACTGTTATGTCTGCTCTAGTTGTTTCCCAAATTGTATTCATTAGAAAATCCATTGTCTTACCACTATCTGTCAGATCGTCACATATTAGAACATGTCCTGAGCATTTGCTAAAAACCTCAGGAGGAGTGTCACATTTAATTGCTTCTCTTCGATGACTATCTGTATAACTCCTAACGCTTACTGGAACAAAGGGAAGGTCAAGCTTATGAGACATTGCTATCCCTAAAGGAAGCCCTCCTCGACTCACCCCCATTACTGATGTGAAGGGCATCTCACCTTTATGTCGAAGTGAGATCTGTTGTCCAATCTTGCTTATATAGAGACCAAGCTGCCCCCAGTCGAGTGCTACCTTCTGTACAACTTCCACTTGCTCTTTCTCCTTGCTTTACCTTGTCCACACTTACTACATATCTGTATTGAGTTTTAGTTTTTATTTATTTTTATCGCTTACCAGGAACCACCATTTCCGGTATCTTCTTGACACTGAATAAAAAAGTCGCACGTCTTACAAAGATGAGAAGGCTCTGGATCCCATCTCGTTTCTGTTAAGATTGCATCGGCTGCCTTTTCGATGTTATTAAGCACAACATCAGGACCACCTTCTTCATCAAGATTATAAGAGACCTTTTTCATCTCATATCTCAACAAAACAAAGGAAGCCTTAACATCACATTGACCATACTTAGGTGACAGACTACCAAATTGAGCTGCAATTCTATAAATTCCAAGCTGAGAAGATGAAAGCCACTTTTCACTCTTACTTGTTTTGTAATCTATTATTTCTACTGTACGTGGATCAACCTGATCAATCCGGTCAACCTTACCGCGCACTTCAATCCCACGATATCTAAATGATATAAATGCTTCAGCTTCAAGAGGGACAAAAGGGACTTTTTCAAAATCTCTAATAGCACCTCTAAGCCACTCCTTAGTTTCAGCAAAAGTATCCGAACTCTTACCATTATATGTACCTGAATCTCTCACTCCTCTATAAGCCTTTTTCATTGCTGTACGAGGACAATTCTCTTTCATTATTCCATTCTTGACCCATTGCTCAAGGACGTCGTGAGTAAAATTTCCTTTAAGCAAATGTGGCCATGGCAATTGAGGAAGACGCTTCTTATAGTTATAATAATATTTTCTTCGACAAGTGTCAAATGTGTTGATATGAGAGTGACTCAATTTTATTTTTATGCCGCTCTTTCCTGACATAATTTTTCTTTCACTACGGAGTAGTTGTAATTGTGCCTAATGTTTGCACTGCTGTTGAAACAGTCTTAGAAACTGTTGTGATGTCGATAGTAATAGTTCCATCATTATTAAAGGTATATCTCAACGAAATCTCTGCACGAGCAGAATTATTAGTAGAACTCAGCTCTGCACGAATACTCTCATCAAGAGCATCAATTACATCTTTAAAAGCTTGCAAATCGGATAATGGTGTACTTGCCATTGTTTCTCCTTGTCTAACGGCCTCTCCGTGCTCCGGAAATGCCTGATCGTCCTCGATAAATTCTATTTGAAATTACTCGTCGTCTACTAACTCTCTTCACATTAGCTCGTTCACGCTGATATCTTGTACCACGAGAACCTAGAACTACTTGTGCATTATGTGTATGTTGACCAACAGGAGGTTGTGGGATATGAAGATCGCTACGCAATCTTGTTACCTGTCGCATCCATGTATTGTCTTGATGATTAAAGTAGTATACAACTAAAATTTTATTGACTGGGTCAACAAAATACTTAGGTAGGGTGTGCTGTCCATGTGAACCTGCAGTTGAAGGGACTGTATATTCTTGAGCAATCTCGTCTGCTGAATCAATCTCAATAAATGGAGATTCAGGAGACAACATTTTATAATTTGGATCATCATCAAAGGGACTCATTTCAGGATCAAAAGCAATCCTAATTTTCTTAGGAGTCCTCCTTGCTGGAGCCCCTGCAGGGTTGTAGCGTCGATGATTACGTCCTCTATCTGGATGAGAGGCCCTATTCGGACGCCTTGGGTGTCTAATTACCATTTATTTATCCTCACTAAAATGTGTACAATATTTCATGCTTAAGACAAAATATCGATAGGTTTTTATGATTTTGCAATAAAAGAACCATCTTTTGTCTTATGAACAACCAAAATATCTGTAAATTGCTGCTTTAGTTCAGTTTGGTGTGTAACTAAGATCTGATGTCTAAAGTCTTTAGCAAGGACCTGGAAGATGTGCATTAAACGATCAGTCCCATCTCTATCAAGAGATCCGAATGCTTCGTCATAGAAAATTGCTGATACTTTAACTCCAGAGCGCCTTGATAGTAATATGCTTAGAGCAATTCGAATTGCCAACGCGATTCGAAATTTTTCGCCCCCACTGTACATTGCGAAGGGACTTGAATGATATTCATCTGTAATTATAATATCAAACGTTTCCCGAATGGATCCATCTTTATTTTCCTTTTGGGTTTCAATTTGGATTTTTACTCGGCCATCAGTTATTTCACCAAGTAGATTATTGGCAATCTTCTCAATCTCTATTGCTGAATTCTCCATAATGAGAGCTTGAATTCCTTCTTTCCCGAAAGCTCGCGTCAACTCTTTATATACTCTGCGCTTTCGCTCCTCTTCACTACGTTGTTCCCTCTTCTCTTTCACCAATTTAATCGTATCTTCCATTGCTCTAATACGTTCTTGCAATGTACCTGTTTTCATCTGGAGTGTACTTAGCTCTCTCGTTTCTGAATCGATATCTCCCTTTTTTACCGCAAGTTGCTTCCTTATATCGTTCAGCTTCTGATCATCGAACTCTCCCATGGTCTCTAACTTATCGAGGGACTTCTGTATTTCAAGCTGTGTCTTTGTTAAGTCCTCTTTATGGGTTACTAACTGCTCTCCCGCATCTCTGTGTGCTTCATCATATTCCTGCAATCTTTCTCTTCCATCTTTTATCTTACCTACTAGAAGCTTGGCTTCGTTCTGCAACCTATTAAATACCTCTCTCTTACTGTCGAGTTCGGTCATCATTTGTGCTGCTTTAGTCTTAGCCTTCTTTGCATCTTGTAGTCCAGAAGCATACTTCGACGATTGCTTATCGTATATTGCCAATTTTTCATCAAGCTCATTCGCTATCTCGTCTTTTCCATGCGTAGTTACATCACCATAACACACAGGACACTTACCTTCATTGAGCTCAACTACTCTTTTTCGCTCTTTAGTTAGCCGCCTAATCTCTGCTGCAGCTGTATCTACCTTCACCGTTAGCGCGTTGACTTGCGTTGTTGCAGCCTCTTTATTTTCTTTCCACTGCTTAAGATCTCGCTTCAATGTACTTGGATCTCCACGTTGCTCTTTAATCTCAACAACACGTTGCTTGTGGATCTTTGTAGATTCTTCTAGGGACTCCTTCTTCTCTTTAAAGGACGTTTGCTTAGTTAACTGCTGCTTGATTCTCTTCGTAATCTCACCCACTTGTTGTTTGAGATCAGCACTTCTCTGTACTTCATCTTTTCTAGAATCAAATAGTCCTTGTTGTTTTGCAAGATCGGTACGAAGATCGTCAATTATATTTTGTTTAGCTGTGATACCCTTCTGCTTAGCCTTAATTTGACCTTCAACAGACTTTAAATTGAGTTCTGCTTCAGCCTTATCTTTATCTACACTACTATGCTGCTCAATGAAACGATCTGAAGCATCAAGAGCAATGGATATTTCATCACATTTTGCCTTAGCTGCAGCAGAATATTTATTATAATTATTTAATTGGAGGATAGAAGCAACTACATCTTTGCGTTCACCAGGGGTCATTGTAGCAAACATTGCTGCATCATGCTGCTCTAATAATACAGAATTGACAAAGATTTCATAGTCAACTCCAATTACTCGAACTATCTTTGCATTGGTGAGCTTTTTTGTATCTTCTGCAATTGAGCTCCACTTAGAGCCTGACTTAATGTGGAATGTTGCACTAGATTGCTTCCGCTTCGCATTGCGCGAGCGTACTATTCTATATAGGGCCCCATCAATTTCAAACTGAAATTCGACTTCAGCGACATCTTGCCCTTGACGAACAACGTTGTCAATGCCAGTAGAGGCACTGCCGGTGGCTCGAGACTTCTCAAAAAGAACCCATGTCAAAGCGTCAAAAATAGAACTTTTACCAGCTCCATTGCTTCGTGCAGGATCTCCATCGTCGATTCCAACAACAAGTGTCACAGGATCAAGAGAATCAAAATCAATTTCGCTCTTCTTGTGGGACAAAAAATTCGTTAGCTTTAGGTACTTTGGTATCACGGTACAGTTCTTCTTCCATTTTATCTCTTAGAGCAGTAACATACTCTAATGCATTTTCGTAATCAATCATACCTCCGTACTCCTCCGACATTATTTTTGCATATTCCTTCAAATATGAAGCATCAAACCACCACCCACATTCAACTATTAAATATCTGAACTCGGCTTCAAAGGCTAACTTCTCTTCTTCAAATCTGAATTTCTTACTACAGCAATATTTCCATATCCACAAATTAACTCCACGCTCCTGTTGACGTCGAGCGTGGAAGTTTTCATGAATAAGTATCGAATGCGCTCTCTCACTAAAATAGTAAAGATTAATTGGAGTCCACTTCTCCTTCGATACATATACATATCGCCCTATGGTCATAGAAACATATGGATCCATGAACCATGACCATATTGTTCCTCTTTCTCTTAATCCATCAAGATATTCAAAGTCCTCCATAGCCTTATCATATTCTGGAATAGGACTTGAACCAAGCTTAGCAAGCATTTGACTATTGGTCATGAGTAGTATCAATATCAACAGTATTGCTACTATGACTCTTTTCTTTGCCATCTTAAGCTTGAACTTAATCAATATAAACGTCTCCTCCACGCTTTACACAAACTGCATTGTATTGGTGAATTGACTCTTGATGTGTTGTAACAAAGCGCCAGCCATTAATTCCTGATAGCTCTTGAACTTCTAGTGCTACGTCGCGAGCTACATCTTCAACAAACTTTGCATTATCATATGAACGCTCCGTCACATATTGCTCGTCCGGGCGCTTAAGTGTGTTGAAAATTGGACAACTTGCTTGCGCTTCAATAATGTCTACTAGCTCTTCGAAGCTTCGTGGCTCAACAATGTTGCCATTCTCATCTTGCTCAAAACTCACTTGAAGCTTACCAATGCTTCTTTGATTATGAGCACCTTTACCAAGCTCATGATCGTGATCATAGATACTCATTCCACGAGAACAGGGACAAAGAGACATATATGTTACAGCAACTTCTGCCATTATTTGAGCTGTCCCGTTAACATCGTGTCCAACTAGTTGACAGTCATATTTTACAAAGCTCTCTTCTTTTGATATAGGCGCTTGCCTTTTTACAAAGAATGGAAATTTAATTCGAACATAACTATCATCAGACTCAAGTTTAGTCTTACATGCTTTTAACATATCTTGTAGAATTGCAATTCCAATTCCACCATTACCAGCGGCTCTCGTTATTGCCTTACTGGCAACTTGAGAAAAGCGAGACATGTTTGCTCCTTTTGTTTCAGAGCCTATGGAACAATAGATGCTGAACTTACCAACAACACTTTGTCCTGTTCCATCTCGTTGTGTAACTGTAAAGGGAACTTCATAACCTGAGATTCCTACTTTTTCTAATGCAACACCACGAGTATCTTGCTCATTCTGGAGATCCGGCAATTCTTCTTTGACTGGTAGATCTGGCATTAACTAGCCTTTCCTTTTCCTATTCTGGATAAATTGTTTCATCTGGATTATCTTTGTCGTAGAAGAAAATTCTACCTTCTTCATCAATCGACATTTCAGTTTGCTCATCTAACCTTAAAGCTTCGAAGACTAAGTCTTCGATATGTGCATTAACCTTTGTGGTCAACTCTGCAGACGTAAGCTCTTTCCCAATTAATTCTCTTGTGAACTCAGTCATTTTTTTAAATGGAAGTCCACTTTCAATGGCTAAAATCCGAGCAAGGTTCATATAATTTTCCTCAGTTATCTTGAATCTCTTAGCCACTTTCTTTATACTCCTGTTGTCTTATCCCATGCAAGAATGTGACCACGAGTGATCGCTCTATAGCCATATTTCTTAGCCATCTCGTATAGGAATCGAGTTCTTTCTGCAAGATCCTCACGATTATCAACGCCGGGCATGATCACAACTTTACGAGGATCAATACTAAACCTATTGATATACTCTCTCTGAAACTCAAGCACATCTTCTTCAGTACTGATTACAAATTTAAACCATCCATTCGGATGTTTAATAATCTGGCGAATTGCGTCTTCATTGATTCTAATCTTTTCAGCCATCCCACAGTTAGCTAGTTTCGGTGAACAGTTAACCTGATTCATATCATGGTAAAAATCATCGTCACACCAAATTGTACCGTTGGTCTCAAGTTCGTGGAAAAGAGTGCTAGCTGGATATGCTGCCTCAAACCAATCAATAAATCCCTTAATGCCTTCTCGATTCTTTGCCATCGTAGGTTCACCACCAGTCCAAACAATATTAGTTTGACCACGAATGATATTGTCCAATTGACCTTCATCAACAAACATTTGTACAAGCTCTTGGTATGATATCTCTTTACCTTGTCGCCAGACAGCCTCTGTATCACACCACCAACTAGCCTTGCCTGACTTCATCAACGATCCTTTGGGACCACCACAACAAAGATTACAACCCTTCAATCTAACAAAAAAAGCAGGGACACCACTTGTGACACCCTCTGCTTGAACTGAATAGAAGGCTTCCGAAATCCATAAGCTATCTTGTTTGTTCATTTTAAGCTCCTTCAAAAACTTATACACTTTCTTTTCATATTCGTCACCAAGATCTTGGTATTACTATAAGAGATCCTATCTATACTTTTCGACTTTTTCCCTTTATTTACTTAAGTTTGTATCGCTTCTTCATCTTCTTTGCTACCTCCCGCAGAACCTTCTTGGGCACCGACGAAGCCCCTACATCCTTTGAAGTACTAGGATAGGGTGACTTTCTTTCCCTCACTGATTCAATTGCTCTTGGGCTACTTTTCTCTTTCTCTTTTTGAGCTTTCTCTCGTGCTTTTGTCTGATATGTTGTTTGATCACCGTGCTTAATAGCGTCTTCTTTGCACTTTTCCGAACAATAGCAGCAACCCAAATGAAAAATCAAATCATTAAGACTAAGTTCACAGCAACGATCACAGATAAAGCCTTCTTTTGGTAGCTTCACTTAGACCTCCCTTTTAGAATATTCCAATTCTTTAAACTGCTCTTCTACATTAGACCACGATGTGAAGCGTACAGAAATCTGAATCTTATCACCACTTCGGTCATATATTTCTATCATTACCTCTGGATTATTGCCACGGCAGAGGCGATAGTCACATGAGCCAAAGGAATGCATCTTACTATAGGAACCCCACGCTTTACGCTTTGGAAGTACTATTCCAATAAATTGCAGTGCTCGATTTTTAGCATCGTCAAGTAACCTTTTAAGATCTTCTGCTTCAACTCGTATTGAATCTTTATTCCCAAAATTCTTTGATAAAATCACATCACCTAAGCCTGTTCTCAGAATCTCTAATCTTTGAAGCTTTTTCATCTTATTCTCTTTCTTCACCTCTATAGGAGGCCCTCGACTTGGGGGTTTCGTGCCAATCAACGCGCATTACTTCTGCAAGTCTGCTCATTTTCTCTTTTGTGAAGTCAAACATCCATTTAGAAAGGTTTTCGCTAGTAGGACAAAAGTCTACTATAAAAAAGCTTCCACTCCACTCTGCATCGAGATTGGCATAACCATTAAGATCTACTGTGTAACCTACTGGAGCTTCAACACCTTTAATATTCACAGGCACAAGTTCAGCATCTTCAGGAATGAAATTATGATACAGAGGATCTTGCTTATCAACAACAAATTTATGATCAAGATAAGTATCGACGAATTGCTTCAACCAATTCAACATTTTAAAATCTACGACCATTTGTTGACCGTTAAGCTCTATGGAGCCTAGGAAAATCTTTACTAACCCCTCATGCCCATGAAGCGACCTGCATTTGCAGAGTGTATCAATACTAAACTCTTCATCAAGCTCTTGAAGATGCACCCTATGTCCGTAACAAAATCCCACTGCCTTATCAATTTCCCAGTTCATTTTTCTACCTTCCTGTAAAAATCTGCTATCTTTTGTAATTCTTCTAGGGAAGCGTCTTTCTTTAGTGTATTTGCTCGCCAACTCACAACAACAATATTCTCTGAAACATATCCCTTTGAATTATCAATACGATCTACCGATGGTGAGTTGTCAGTTCTTGGCTTGTTGTCTGCGATGATAGGAATACCAAGTACAGGACACTCTTCTGGTATTTGAATGTCTTCCAATGTTAGGGTGAATTCAATTCCTTTTTTCTTAGCACTACTTCTGCAACTCGATAGAATAGCTTGTCTAGGATTCTTCTGTTTCCATCTCTTATATCTATCGTGACATAATCTTTTATTTTCTTTTGTACGACAAACCTTACAACTATAACTTAGTCCATCGGGAGTTTTGGCCTTACAAAATTCTTCTATTGGACGCATACGATGACCTTTGTGGAGTCCACTTCCGCATCGCATTTTGCCTTCAACTACTTCTCGTCGATCCTTACCACTCATAAGTTCAATTACCTAAAAGCTGTCGTCTTATAGAGTCTGCAATCTGCTTCTCTATATCTGCTTGTCTTGCCCTAAACACTTTAATAGCTTTTTTAAGAGCCTTATCAGTATCTTTCAACGGATCTCCCGTTCCCATAATTCCAGAAGGAATATGAATTGTAACATCAAATCCTGAATGATAATCATCTTTTTTTATTGCCATCTGCTTCTGACCTTTCAATTCTTTCTATATGTTACTCCTGCAGAGTTATTGACAATATCAACGCAATGTTGTTGGCGTCATCAATTCCTCTATGATGAATTCCTTCTAATTCTTCACCAAGATATTTCAATGCTGCTTCCATCCCTACTTCTCTTGGCAATATTTCTCTAAGAGCAAAGAGGTTTTTAACATTGAGATGCGTTATTCCAAATGGATATTTTACACCTTTGCTTTTACATTCTCTTTCAAACTGACGCCTATCATAGTCACCCCAGCTTGCCCATGTTCTTTTTCTACCATAGGTCTTAGTAATATGTGCACACGCTTCTTCAAACGAAATTCCCTTATCAACATCTTCTTGTGTTAGAGAGGTTAATTCTGTACAGTATTCACTTACTGTTGAATTTACGGGCTTAACAATAATGCTCTCTTTTTTTACGCGCTTACCAGTTTTTACATCTAATACACAGATGCCTACTTCGATGATCTCCATCTGTTGATCACCACGCTCTTGCTTGCTTGCCCAACATGTTGCTTCTATGTCAACTACTACGATTTGATCTAATTGTTTAGACATTTTTTACTTTCTTTTACTACGCCAAATGTTCCAACGACCAATTGAAATTTGTGTACCTGAATAGTCTTTTTGCACTTCAATTAAACCAAACAAATACTTTTTTGGTCCATCATTTATTCTACCTCTAAATTGAGTCTCTTCTATCTTCCCTGTAAGTCCTGACGTGAGTTTTTGCAAAGCCTCAGCCTTCTTTTGCAGACGCTTCTCACTTGTTACCGGACCGTTTTCTTCTTCCTTCTGATCTTCATAGTCTGCAGCCCATTTTCGATATAGCTCTAACTTGCAACATTCAAGCATTCCAATCATATCATTGATCTTGGAATATCCAGGGTCTATATCAAGATTTGTCACTTCAAGCATTATCCTTGTCACTACGTAATTAAGGTCTCCTGGGACTGGCCCATCAAGACAATATAGCCCATTAAGAGCTTTAACGAGCCCTTCAATTGCAGGATCTAATTCTTTTCGTATTTCTGGATCAATGTAAGGCATTACTTTTCTCCCTTATTATCTGATTGCTCCTTTGCCTCTTTCATAGGGATCATCTCAACAGTTCCTGCTTCAATCCCCTCAATTGTCTCTCTAATGTCACTTGCTTGCTCATCTCGAGATTCCGGATTTCCATAAAAACAAAGTTCAAAAAAGATTCCACGAAGAAACTCAACAACGGTAAACCCCCTTTGACCTAACTCTAAGGGCTCTTCAATTTCTCCTATAGGCTTGGTGCAATCAGAAACATATAACCTTACGGCACGATTAAGTCGAACAGGAAAATGCTTAATAGTATATACAGGACTGAAGCTAATCCCCCAACTTGGTTCTCTTTCACCAACACCGCCGAAGTCGGAGTAGTCTGAGAGCGTAACTCTTTCTTCATTTTCTTCACAATCCTCTTTTTTGAAAATCCATTTCTCTAAAACATGACTTAATTCTAAATATTTTATATCTTCTTCAGAATTAGGAGTGTAATCTTGAAGAGCTTCTTCACATACTTCAACAACACATTCATTAAGAATCATCCCCCATAGCTCATCACAAGGACGAACAATATCAAAAATTCTCTCAAGAGTTACATCTTGTTCGAGAGCAACTCTATTCCATAAATAATTTAATAAATCATCTGGCTCAACAGGAGTTTCAACATAACTACCTTCATCTGCCTCTTCGTCATATACCCATTCTGTATAGATAATTGAATCTTTACCTATTGTGACTAATCTTTGTTTATCAACCATTGTTGACTCCTATCATACTTTTCTTATATAACAAATTTATTTTAGTTTTTAATATTGCACTTAGCCTTACTGTCCTCAATTTGACTTTGCATCACTTACAGTAACAATTTGTAGTCCTATTCTCTTCATTTCATCTGCAATATCTTCTAAACCATCTCTTGTTTCTATATATCTCGCCAGTGCTTCAGAGGCAGATAGCGATTCATTAACGCCACTGTCGCGGACTGTATGGGTTTTTTCTACATCCATTTTTAATCCAGCCTTGTAGCGTGCAGCATCAAGCGCAGATTGAATAGCAATAGTGTTGAGACTTGAAATATCTGTCTCTTTTATTTTGATCTTCAGTGAAACAATACTATCTTTTAGTCTTGTTTGATCAACCTTACTGAGTACTTCCTCAGTTAAATCACCTTTACATTCTGTTAGATCAACTTCTATCTTGTATAAATCTGTAACTTCTAATTCTATGAATTCATGCTCGTTAGTCTTGCTATCATAAACAACAAAACCCACTGGCTTATCTGCTTGACTGAAGTCAAGTCGCTCCAAGGGACCAGTGTAAACAATCTCTGGATTACTATTGACTACTTGGTAGTGGTGAATGTGTCCAAGAATACAGAAATCAAAAGCCTTGAGATAGGACTGAGGAACAAGAATCTCTGACAAATTTTCAAGATTAACATATCCTGCAGACAATACGAGACCTTCTATGCTCTGGTGTCCTACAAACATAGTGTGGCCACTTTTAGCTTGGGCATGAAGCTCATTAATCTGCTGTTGGTAGTATTGTAATGTTTCTTGATTTGTTTTGAGATTGAGGCGTTGACGATAAATGTAAGGCATTGCTACAATATCAAGCTCAGGGAAGCTATGAAGAGTTGGCTTATCAATTATTGTGATATTATCAAGCCCCAGTTCTTTAATTACTTCTACTGTGTGGGCCTGTCCTTCACCTACGAGAATGTCATGATTGCCAACAACTATCAGTGTTTGCTTGTTTGCTTCCTGTAGACGCCTTAGTCTCTTAGCAAACTGTGCAAGTTGAGTGTTAGTAGGATGACGAGTCTTAAAAATATCGCCGGCTATAACGAACAAATCAACCTCATTCTTAGGATCAAGAGTGTAGTCAATTATTGTATCGAATGATCGTAAGAAATCTTCAAGACGAGTGTGGAGTCCTGTATGTTGATTAATTCGACCTAAACTATCAGAACTGCCAAAGTGTACATCAGCTGTCGTTACTATCCTCATGGAAGCGCCTTAACCTTTCTTGTCGTTCTTCAATAAAATCTCTTGCCTCCTCATATTTGTCAGAATGAACTAAGTTATCCATCTTCTCAAGTATCTGATCTACTCTCCTACAAGCATCGTCATACTTCGGAGTTCCTTTAAGAGTTTTTAACCAATCTCTATATTGAACTCCAAGTTGATTCTGAACAAGAAACAACTTCTTTCTACGTTGATTTAACTGCTGAATTGCTTTATGCTTCTCGCTAAGAATCTTATTTTGACCGCCCTTTGAAATCTCTAAAGCAACTGCCTTTGCTTGAATAAAATCGTCAGACATCATTTGTATGAAGCGAAAGCAATCACCATTATCATTACATACATAACAAGCCCAACTATCTATCCCTGTATCATTATCTGTATATAAATAGAGAGAGGGAGAATGATCGTCATGAAAAGGACATAAAGCCTTATGACGTCCAGGAGATCCTTCTTCATAAGCAATCCCATAATACTCAGCTATCGTCATTATGTCGAGCTTACTATTGATGTCTCGTATCACTTGCTTTATCTGGTCGTAATTATCATCCATTGTTATACTTTAACTCTAAACTTTCTACATCTTGTCCTGTTAGCATCAAGGCTGTGAGTCTATCAATAGACTCGGTCCAAGGACCATGATAATCACCTGATCCTAGTTTGCCACTCCATGTCTTTTTTCTGTCTGTCCACTCTCTTTGCCATATCCAATGATGTGAGTGTGTTCCATTTTCGTTAGACCAGAACCAGTACTCTTTAGTCTCTGGCTCTACCACAGCTACAATCTTCAAGCTCGTCAGTGGTGCTTGCATTAGATAGTAATCATATTTCATCGACATCAGCTATCTTCATTAGGTCGTTTCGATCTTTTCCATATCCTACCATCGTTACTGGAACACCAATTGACACCTCAATCCGTCGAATAAATGACTGGACTTGCTCATATGATGAAGCATCTTTCCAACCTGGCCAACTTTCAAACACAGGCTCAACCTGTTCAAGTATCTCATTCGATGAAGGATATTCTCCTAAAAGTTCTCCATTGAGCGTATATCCAACGCATACTGGGATTTCTTTGCACCCATTAAAGACATCTAACTTGACAATGGCAAGCTCATCAACATCGCTGATCTGAGCAGCATATTTTAATGCTGGAATATCGAGCCACCCACACATTCTTGGTCTACCTGTCGTTGCTCCATATTCTCCACCGATGTCCCGCATCCATTGATCATCAGTTTTATTAGCAGCGCTTGGGAAGGCACCAGCTCCTACACGAGTGACGTATGCTTTTGCTACACCAACAACACGGCCAATTTTACGAGGAGAGAATCCGGTACCTGGACCTACACCAAGGAAAGTACATTGAGAGGAGGTGACAAAAGGATATTGACCAAAATCAATATCAAGAAGGACACCTTGAGCACCTTCAAACAAAATAGTCTCACCAAGATTGTCGAGTTCTCTCAATAGAGGAACTGTGTTTACAATCTTATCACCTACCGCTTCTTTGAATCTTCTAAAGAGAGTTGAAGCTTTGTCACTTCCATTAAATTCCTTGTCCCTGATCTCACCAAGACGCATCCCAACTCTATCATACTTATCTACATATGTAGGACCTATTCCTCGTAAAGTCGTACCAATCTTCTTACCACCCTTGCCATCTTCTTGCTTTGCATCTCGTTCAAGGTGTTTTGGCTGAATAAGGTGAGCTCTATCACTAATACGAACACGTTGTTGTGCATCTTTTGGAAGCAAGTCATACTCTTCAAGAAACTCTTTTGGCTCGATTACCATCCCATTACCAAGAATAGCAAGCGCTTTATCGTGTAGAGCACCAATGGGTATGTGGTGTAGAACATGTTTCACACCTTCAATATACACTGTATGTCCTGCATTAGGACCACCTTGGAAACGAACTACAGCGCCAATGTTATTATTAGCACAAAGAGAATCAACAATTTTACCTTTTCCTTCGTCTCCAATCTGGAGTCCAACTAGGCAAATGTGTCGATGCGGATCAGGCTTTTTAAAGGTACGACTCATAGGACTATCCCTCTTTCTTATTTGAACTTACATGTCTTATTACTTATAGAGAATTCAGACAATTTGTCAGCAAACATAAAAAAAGACCGACACCAAAGTGCCGGTCTCTTAAAAAATTCTCCTTATTTTATTAATCTCAAAGGATCACGAATATGAATAGCTTCTGCTATTTCAATCGACTTTTCAAACTTATCAAGATGATCATAGATTCGATCAAGTGTATCTACAACCTCACCCACGTCACCCGAATTACAATGTTCCGAAGTGTTATAGGGCCGTAAAGTTCCTCCGGGAAGGATTCTCTTTAAAGGACCTAAATCACCAAGAGCAGCATTTCGCTCTAAGAGATCTCGTAAATCAGATTTCAAAACTCGTACAACACGGCGCCCATCTTTACGACAATAAATCTTGTAAAGCTCCGAACGGTCGTTTTCATTAGTCATTGAAGACTTCCTTTCATCTTTTCAGACGGTTAAAAATAGGACCAAATCAGTCCATTAAACTTTTATTATTCTTCGTCGTCAATTTCTACTACTGCACACTCTGTTGTTAGGAGTGTTCCAGCTGCACTCGTTGCATTCTCAAGAGCTAATCGAACGACTTTAGCTGGATCAATAACTCCAGCATCAATCAAATTCTCATAGATTCCCGTTGCAGCATTGTATCCAAAGTGTGGATCAGCTGATTCTTTGATTCGAGACACAACCATATCATCAGAATCACCGGCGTTTCGGACAATTTGACGAATAGGTGATTCGAGAGCAGAGAGCAATAGCTTAGCACCAAACTCTTCCTCTTGTGTTAATGAGAGGGTAGGGAGTATTTCTTTTGCATCTTCAACAGAATTGAGAAGGGCTACACCACCACCAGGAAGTATTCCTTCTTGAATAGCAGCACGAGTAGCAAACAATGCATCCTCAACACGATCTTTTCGCTCAAGCATTTCTGCTTCTGTTGCGCCACCAACATAAACACGAGCGATGCCAGCTGTCAACTTGGCAAGGCGAGTCTCGAAAAACTCTTTTTGAACTGTTTGCTCAGTCTCTTCAGCATCTTTGATCTGCTGCTTGACAAAAGCAATGCGGGCATCAACTACTTCTTCTGTACCGAATCCCTCGAGGAGGGCAGTTTCTTCAGCTTCAACGATGATTTTCTTAGCTCTACCAAGCTGATTTAGCTTGACATCCTTAATTTTTCCACCTGTATCAGCACTGATAACTATTCCACCAGTAAGACCAGCAATGTCATCAAGCATATCTTTACGACGATTACCAAAGCCAGGAGCTTTAACGGCTACAATTTTGAAGCCATTTCGAATTCTATTGACTACGAGAGTCTGTAAAGCTTCAGGAGAATAGTCTTCTGCGATGATTAACATTGGCTTCTGTGAGGTTTGTGCGAGCTGTAATATAGGAATTACTTCCTCATGGACATTATTTATCTTCTGATCGGTGATTAGAATCAATACACCCTCTGGATCTTCATAGATAGCCTCGCTTTTAATTGGATCTGTCATGAAATAAGGAGAATGAAATCCACGATCAAACTGCATACCTTCTACAAGGTCTACGTATGTTTCGCAGACTTGTGCTTCTTCTAAAGCAATTACACCATCCGAACCAACCCTTTCAAAGGCTTCAAGAAGGAGTTCACCAATCTTTTCTTCACCATTGGCAGCGATTGAAGCTACTTGCCTGATCTTTTCAGGATCATCAGTAGCAATGCTTGCATCTTCGATGATATCGAGGACTACTGGGAGAATTTTATCAATTCCACGCTTGAGTGCCATAGCATCGGTTCCAGAGGAAATCTGCTTGATTCCTGCTAAAAAGATAGCTTCACCAAGAACTGTAGCTGTTGTTGTACCATCGCCAGCTGTATCACCAGTACGAGCTGTGGCTTCACGAAGAAGACGAACACCAAGATTCTCAGTACGATCAGCAAGATCAATGCTCTTTGCTACTGTGATACCATCTTTTGTTACTGCAGGAGACTGACCATCCGGACGATCGAGAATCACATTGCGCCCTTTTGGACCGAGTGTTGACTTGACGGCTCCCGCAAGAATTTCAACACCTTTTTTGATGCTCTCTCGAGCTGTGTTATCAAGAATAACCTTTACTTTTTTCTGCATCTTTCTATGCCTTTCTTAATCTCCGATGGTGAAGGAGCTATTTACTTCACGGCTACTTGCGCCTGCTGTCATTTCTTTTTCTGAGGAGCGAAGAACAGCAGCAATATCTTTCTGAGGAATCAGCATAAATTCGCCTTCTTCCTCAATTGGAAGACGAGTTGGAGCACAGGCGTAAGTATTGACAAACACTTCGTCTCCTGCTTTCATTTGCATAGGAGCAATAGCACCAGACTCAAGAACCTTACCAGGACCAACTGCCACAACTACTGCACGAACTACTTGTGCGTTGCTATCTTCTGCGACAATGATCCCGCCAAGGTTCATGTCGCCGCCGATTTTCTTAAGGAAAACGTAATCATTAATAGGTTCTACAAACATAATTCTGCCTTTCAAAACTTTATTACTTTGTTTTTTTATCTTTATCTGTAACAAACAATACAACAGCATCAGAGAGAGTAGGGAATGGTCTACAATATTCCTTCTTTGCTGCACAGAATACATCTTTCAGACGGCGGAAAAAGCCTCGCTTTGGAATTTGGTCTAAAGCATCATAAATTGTAATCTCTCTTGGTCTAATAT